GAAGAGATGAAAAATGGAAAGAAGAAACAATAAAAAATACATCGGAACATCAGTTTAGACAAGAGTTTGAAACTGAATTCTTAGGATCCACAAACACATTAATAACTGGAACAAAACTGCAACAATTGGTATATCAACAACCGATTGCACAACATGATAATATTTTAATATATGAACATCCAATTAAAGGTGATGATGATAAGGAAAAAGACCATCTATACGCAATTATTGTGGATGTGTCTGAAGGCAGAAATATGGACTCATCTGTATTTTGCGTGATTGATATATCGACAACACCATACAAACAAGTTGCAGTTTATAAAAATGCTGCGATTTCACCAATATTATTTCCAACAGTCATTTATAATGCGGCAAAGTATTATAACGATGCATATATTTTGGTAGAAATAAATAACAACCCACAAGTGGCAGATGTTATACATCAAGATTTAGAATACGAAAACCTTTTAAAAGTATTTACTGGCAACAAAAAACCACAACAACTTTCTTCTGGTTTTGGCAGAGGTGTGCAAATGGGTCTCAAAATGTCACCTGCCGTTAAGAGAATCGGTTGTTCCAATCTAAAAACTTTAATTGAGGGTAATAAATTGGTGGTACAAGATTTTGATACAATTTCGGAATTAACAACATTTGTTGCAAATAAAACATCTTTCGCAGCAGAAGAAGGTGCAAATGATGACCTTGCAATGGCACTAGTTATTTTTGCCTGGGCAACAACACAAAAATATTTTAGAGAAATTGTAAACCACGATATCAGAAAACAACTTCAGTTAGAAAATATGAATCAACATGACGAAGATGTTCTGCCGGCACCAATCATAGAAACGGGTCTTGAAAGTCCTTTTGAATTAATGGGTGGAGATTTGTGGGAACTTGCAGATGGCGGACCCACTTATGATAGTTATATAAAAGACTTTCATAAAAATCTCTAAACACTCGTATTCATAAATATCAATATGATTAAATGATTGATTGAACAAATAAATAGAAAAATAATTTAAGGAGACAAAAATGGCATTTTCAATATCTCCAGGAGTAACAGTTTCAGAAGTTGATTTGACAACAGTCATTCCTTCAGTACTTACTACTGCCGGTGCTTTTGCTGGAGCATTCAATTGGGGACCAGCGAATAAAAGAATTCAAATCAGTTCGGAATCACAATTATTTTCCATATTCACGAAACCTGATTCCAATACATATATTTCTTATTATACAGCTGCCAGTTTCTTGGCATACGGAAATAATTTAAGAGTAGTGCGAACTGTTGGAGCAAATTCGTTTAATGCTGATGCCAATACATCATCTACAATACAAATAAAGAATGAGGATGATTTTCAGTATTCTTATCTTTCTGGAAATAATGCAAACGTCGCAGGTCCATTCGTTGCACGTTATTCTGGCGCACTAGGCAATTCATTAACTGTTGGTGTACTAGATTCATGCCCAACAGCCAATTTTACTGGTTGGCAGGTCAATAGCATTAATGTTTCTTCGTATTTTGCAGGTGCACCAGGAACTTCAGCACAAGCAAGTTCAGCCGGCGCAGCTAATGATGAATTGCACGTTATTGTTTTAGATACCAATGGATTGTTTACTGGTGTTAAAAATCAAGTCTTAGAAGTATTCCCTTATTTGTCAAAAGCAAGTGACGCAAAAGACCCATTAGGCAATTCAAACTATTACAAGAATTATATTTTTAATAATTCTAAGTATATCTATGCAATGGATCCAATAAGTTATGCAACAACTAATGCCACATGGGGAACACCATTAGCAAATGGCACTACATTTACAACTATTGGAACAGGAACCACAGTTCAATTGTCTGGTGGTGCCGATGATATGCCAAGCACTTCTAACTTACAAACATCATATGACTTATATAAAAATGCCGATGAAGTAGATGTTTCATTAATTATCACTGGCGATGCAAATACAACTTTACAAGGATATGTTAGGGATATTGCAGAAAGTAGAAAAGATTGTATCACATTCATTTCTCCACCTTCTTCTAATGTTGTCAATCAAGCAGGAAATGAAACAACTAAATTGGCAACATGGGCATCAGGCATAACAGCATCTACATATGTTGTTGCTGATTGTGGTTGGAAATACATGTTTGACAAATACAACAATGTTTATCGTTGGATTCCATTAAACGGTGACATTGCCGGACTCTGTGTCAATACAGATAGTGTTAGAGATCCATGGTTCTCACCTGCTGGTTTTAATCGTGGCGCACTAAAGAATGTTGTTAAGTTGGCATGGAATCCTACAAAAGCACAAAGAGATACAATTTATGCTTTAGGTATTAATCCAGTTGGAACTTTCCCTGGACAAGGCACAGTACTGTTTGGTGACAAAACTTTTACAACAAAGCCTTCTGCTTTTGACAGAATTAATGTTCGTAGATTGTTTATCGTATTAGAAAAAACAATTGCACAAGCATCTAAATATTCATTGTTTGAATTTAATGATGAATTTACTCGCTCTCAATTTGTTGCGTTAGTCACACCTTTCTTGCGTGATGTACAAGGTCGTAGAGGCATTTATGACTTCCGTGTTGTTTGTGATACAACAAATAATACGCCTCAAGTTATAGATTCCAATCAGTTTGTTGGAGACATTTATGTGAAGCCTGCTCGTTCAATTAATTTCATTCAATTGAACTTTGTTGCTGTGAGAACTGGTGTTAACTTTAGTGAGATTGTTGGACAGTTCTAATAAATAAAACAATAAAGGAGATTTAATAATGGCATTCAACGTAGCCGAATTTAGAGCAAATATGATAGGGGACGGTGCCCGTCCCAATCTATTTTCAGTATCACTTTCATTTCCAGTTATTGCAGCAAACGGAGTTGCTTCTGGCCAGAAACTAACATTTATGGCTAGAGCAGCACAATTACCAGGTTCTACAATTGGACAAGTTCCAGTTTTCTATTTTGGTCGTGAAGTAAAGTTTGCAGGTAACAGAACATTTGCTGATTGGACATTACAGATTATCAATGACGAAGATTTCACAATTAGAAATTCTATGGAATCTTGGATGAATGCCATCAATAGTCATAGAGGTAATATTCGTAATACAAACGCAAAATCGCCTGTAACATATACATCAGATGCAAAGGTCACACAATTTGGAAAAACAGGTGACACATTAAAAGAGTATAACTTTATTGGAATGTTCCCAACAGATATTTCACCAATTGATTTGGATTGGAGTAGCAATGATTCTATTGAGGAATATCAGGTAACATTTGCTTACCAATGGTGGGAATCAGTTCCAACAACCACCTAAATATTTTGTGGTTCTAATTGTGAATAAGGTAATATAATGGCAAATAAATTTAGTCTTTTTGGTTTTACCATAAGCAAAGATGAAGCTGAGCAAAAAAATGCTCAGCCATCTTTCACGCCACCTAATAATGATGACGGTGCATTAACTATAAGTTCCGCAGCGTATTATGGAACATATGTTGACTTAGATGGTACTGCAAAAAATGAAGTAGAATTAATTTCAAGATATCGTGAAATGGCGATGCAACCTGAAATCGAATCAGCAATCGATGATATTGTTAATGAAGCAATATCACAAGATGATGACGGAACAATTATCAAAATTGTTTTAGATAATCTTAAACAACCAGAAAAAATCAAAAATGCCATCAAAGCAGAATTTCACACACTATTAAAATTGTTAAATTACAACAATATGGCGGCTGATATTTTTAGACGTTATTATATTGATGGTAGATTGTATTATCATATCTTAATAGACCGTGAAAATCCAACGCAAGGCATAAAAGAACTACGTTATATTGATCCAAGAAAACTGCGTAAAGTGAGAGAAATCAAAAAGAGAAAAGATGAACGAACTGGCGCAGAAGTGATGGATACTGTAAATGAGTATTATCTTTTTAATGACAAACTCGTTTCTACATCTTCTTCTAATTTTGGTCCTGTTGGTGTCAGAATCACTACAGATTCTATCATTTCTGTTGTTTCTGGTCTTATGGATTCTCGTCGTTCAGTTGTACTATCATATTTACATAAAGCAATCAAGCCTTTAAATCAGTTGCGTATGATTGAAGATGCAACTGTTATCTATCGCATCTCAAGAGCACCAGAAAGAAGAATTTTCTATATTGACGTTGGCAATTTACCAAAATTAAAAGCAGAACAATATATGCGTGATATTATGGTTAAGTATAAAAATAAACTTGTCTATGATGCAAATACAGGTGAAGTCCGAGATGATCGCAAATTCTTATCAATGATGGAAGATTTTTGGTTGCCTCGCCGTGAAGGTGGTAAAGGCACAGAAATTAGCACATTGCCAGGTGGCCAAAACCTAGGCGAACTAGAAGATGTTAAGTATTTTGAAAAGAAACTGTACAAAGCTTTATGCGTTCCAATTTCCAGATTAGACCCAAATAGTGCAGGGTTTTCATTCAATCGTGTTACTGAAGTCACAAGAGATGAATTAAAATTTTCTAAATTTGTCGAAAGAATGCGTAACAAATTCTCTGATTTATTTGATCAGACATTAAGAGTGCAATGCGTTCTAAAAGGTATCTGCACAGAAGAAGAATGGACAGATTTTAAAGAATATATTTATTTTGATTTTATTAGAGATAATAATTTTACTGAAATGAGAGAAGCGGAGTTGATGAAAGAAAGATTAAGTTTGTTGCAACAAGTTGACAATTATACAGGACGTTATTTTTCACAATCTTGGATTCAAAGACATGTGTTAAGACTAACTGATGATGAAATACAAATAATGCAACAAGAAATGGATGAAGAGAAATCATTAGGTTTAGGGTTGCCAGTTGATGTTACAAATAATATAGCACAACAACAAATGATGAATATGACACAACAAGATAGGCCGCCTGTACCACCACAAGCAGCACAACAATAATATATTATAAATATTTAAACTGGAGAAAATTATGTCTGATACAAGAAATATTATTGATTATGCATATGAAGATAATGGTGTAGAATTTCGAAATGCACTTTACTCTGCAATACATGATAGAGTTTCTGCACATATCGAAACAAAAAAACAAGAATTGGCACAAACTTTGATTGGCGTAAACCAACCAGAAACAGAAGAATCTGAGGAATAAAAAATGGCAATTGCAAATAGTTCACAAATATTAATTGATACAAATAAAAGAACTGTAATCAAAAGGGTTGGCATATTGGATTCAGACGAAACGTCTACAGTTTGGATAGACCCAAGAGCTCTTGCATTTGCATTAAATGCAAACAATCAACCATATCAAGCAGGCAATACGACTGCGCCAGAATTTGCAAATTCAGCATTTACTATTTCTAGAGTTATTGCTTCTGTTGATGACACCGTAGGTCATTTACAATTAGTTTGGCAAGGAACAGTTTCCGATAGAACAGCATTTGCATTTGGGGTTGGTTCTATAGATACAAATCCACAATATCAATTGCCAGTAATTACAAATAGTGCAGTTGGACCAACAGGCAATTTATTAATTAAAACAGTTGGAACAACAGCAAATGCTGCATATACAATAATTGTTGAGTTACACAAAGACAATCGTTTCTATGATGCTGGTTGGGGAAGAGATCCTGCTGCATTTAATTATGGTCCATATGCAGTAAAACCATAAGAGATATTCATGAAGTTAATTAAAGAAATCTTTGAAGAAGTAGAATACATAACCGAAGAAACAGACGGTAAGAAGTGCATGTACATTTCTGGACCTTTTCTTGTGTCTGAACAAAAGAACAAGAACGGAAGAATGTACAAATATGATACTTTAAAAAAAGAAGTTAATAGATATACAGAAGAGTATATTAGAAAGAATCGTGCTTTTGGAGAATTAGGGCATCCAGAAACACCAACAATTAATCTAGACCGTGTTTCACATATGATAGTTAGTCTATCAGAAAATGGAACTAATTGGATAGGTAAAGCAAAAATTCTTGACACACCGATGGGCAACATTGCTAGAAATCTTATTGAAGGCGGTGCACAACTTGGTGTGTCATCGAGGGGTATGGGGTCACTAAAAAATGTTAACGGTGTTAATATCGTTCAAGGTGATTTTCATTTAGCCACAGCGGCAGACATTGTAGCAGACCCTTCTGCGCCAGGTGCATTTGTGCATGGCATCATGGAAGGAAAAGAATGGATGTTAGTAGATGGCGTATGGACTGAAATAGATCACGTTGAAGCAATACAAGAAATTCGTAAAGCTTCTAGAAGTGAAATAG